GATACTCTGCATAGCTACGGTGCATGATAGTGAACTTTTAAAAGAAGGACCCCTTTCGGGATCCTCTTAGGTTTACCAGCCTAGTAAGTCTTGCGACTTAGCTTTCGGTCTACGTGAGTTTGTAGCTTTGGTAGGTTTATAGCTTACAGAAGCTATGGTAAACTCTCCAGACTTGGCGTTCTGGTAGGTTTGTACGTCTAACTCTTTAGAAGTAAGAGACTTTGCTAGATTAGATAGATCGTACTCCACTCCGTTTTCACGAAGGATTGAGTACAACTTACTAGCTGTTCTAGATAGTCTGTAGTTAGATGCAAACTCCTCTAGAGTTTCAAACTCTGTTACTTCTAAGATCTGCTTAGCAAGCTTGGTTGTTTTACCAGGTAAGTCTTGTGTAAGACCCATTAGGTAGAACTCTTCAGCTATGGCTTGAACAGTCTTAGAAGGAAACTGTAGAGTGAACGTAAAGAAGTTATTCTTTGTTGCTAACTCTGGAAACTCCAAGCGTAGCAATGCCACGTCCTTAGTGTTTACCACTCCGTCTGCGTCACTCCACTCTCGTTGAGAGTCTTCGAACGACTTGATAACAGCTTGCACACTCTTGTGTGCAGAGTTGATACGCATTGCTGACGCAACGTTAGCACTAGCTTTTCCTGAAGGTAGGTTTAATCCTAACATAACTTTAATCCCTATAAATACTACACACCTAGGGTTCCTAGTTTTTGGTATGTAGCTAGCTCTGAAGATCAGAACTAGAGTTAATATTATAACCAATAAGAAAAGAATAACAGGAAGTGGGAAGGTGTCGAAGTAAGCACACAAAAGTAAGCACACAAAAGTGAGAACAGTTTGGGTAACACGGGGTGGGAAAGTTTTGCCACCGTAGGGGGCACTTAGGGTATCACATCCACTCTCTCAAATAAATAATAAAAATTTTGTTAGCTTTGTGTATTATTAATTAAAAGTAAATAGCTATGGCTAAAAAGAAGGTAAGTAAGAAGGCATCAGAAGATGTTAAGGGATTAAGTGCGTGTAGTGAGGTATGTAAGACTGCAAAGACTTTAAGTAATACTACAGCAAAGGTAGCGTCAAAGCAAGTTAAGGATATTGAGTTTTGGGGTAATGGGGATACTTTTAAGTTAATCTCTAAAGCGTCATCTAAATCTGAAGGTTGGATGAAAAGTACTAAAGCTATGCAGATTCCTCGTGTTGGGTGTGTTATTCAGGTGACTACACAGCAAGGAGATAATGTAGCAGAGGCTGTTACTTTCGTTCCTGGTGTTACTATTATTGAGAATAAAGATAATGATGGTGTTGTAATCTCTAGAAGGATTTCTAAGATTTAATAGGTTCTTTCGTGTACGAATTAGGGGCATGTATCATCTGAAGGCGAAACTCCTATCCAGTTGGAGAACTATTAGAGGTAAGTCACCCATCAGATACATGACACGATAATATTTAGTAACTTTGGTGTTATTAATTAAAATTAACTGCTATGCCAGGAAAAAAAGCCAAAGGGGCTAGATTAGTCGACAAAGCTAAACGTAAGGTTTCGCAAGTTAAGAATCGTAAAGTGGAGAAACAACATTCACGAACACACAATCCAGACTTGTATGATAAGCCTAACATGAAGAAATTTAAAGATGGTGGTATTATCCAGCATGATTAATTTTGTTTGTTTTTAGTTGTTAAGAAGGAGAGTTTTTATAACTCTCTTTTTTTATAAATTTATGTTGAGAAAATATTACTATCTTTGAATCATGGAAGCTATGGACGTTCAAAAAACAAAATTTGGTACTATCGAGAGGTTAAGTAGTGGAGATGTCTACGGATATGCTATTGCTAGGGAAATGACTGAAGATAGAGAGGTGGATATTTTAAGTGATTATGTTGATTTGGGATGGACTCCTATTGATAACGAATATTTGTTGTCTGGTGGAAGTGCTGAAGGGATAGAGTTTGAGTATGTTGATGAGGACGGTAATAGGACTTATCAGATACTTCCTTATGTCTCTCCAGGGATTATTGTGATGAAAACATTACTTAAGAAATATGTACCTATTAAAGATAAATAGAAAGGCAGCTATTATTGAGAATGATGGTGTTTACGCTATAGAAGAGTTTAAACAAGTTCTTGATGCTAGAGGTTATGGGAATAAAGCACTCTTATGGGTTGCTTATATGGCTGATTACGACTCTCCTTATAGACATTTTAGTGAAAATGAAAGAGCTAGAATGATTAGTAAGGATTTGTTTGAGGATTATGAATGGAAAGGTGTAAGCAATGCTAAAATTCAGGCTGCACTTGATAAGTATAAGCAGTTACAGTTCGATCCTTTAGATGCTCAGTTAATCGCTTTCAATGAGAAGATTAATGAGTATACAGCTCTTATGGACATTACTACTATAAATCTTGAGAATGCTAAGACAGTACAGGATTTAATGTTAGGTATTGACAAGATACTTAAGACTAGACAAAATTTATTAGATGCAATAGAGCGACGTGGAGAACGTTCTCAGATTGCTGGAGATAAAGAGATGAGCTATCTAGAAAGGATGCAACAAATGCAGAATGGCTAAGTACGATATAAAGAAATACGCACCTATCATACATGAGGGTATTCCAGACTTAAACCCAGAATCTGTTATGTACAGAGAGTTCTGGGATGAACAGACTCATAGATGTAAGTTTGGTTATAAACCTCCAGGAATGGATCCCATTACAGGGAAACATTATTACTATTTAAACTTCTTTAAAATCTTAGGAAACTCAGGAGAGAAAGGTAGTCGTAAGACGCTTATCGCTCCCTGGTATAGAGATATGGATAAGGAGTACTTCGACTTATTTGACACTTGTAAGGATGAGGAGAAAGGAATGATTGTTATTAAAGCGAGGGATAAAGGATTCTCTTATATGAATTCTGTATTCGCTGGGCATGAGTTTACCTTTTATCCACACAACCACGTAGCTTTAGCTGCAGGGTTACAGGTTACAGCAACATCCTTCTTCGATAAGGTTAAGACAGGTATATACAATCAACACACTAACTTTAGACACTCTATTATAAAAGATGGAGATGATATGCTAAAGTCTGGTTATAAAATAAAGGATAAGCACGGGAAATGGAGTACTGGAGGTTATCAGTCTGTTGTTCACTGTAGAACAATGAGTAACCCTGAAGTATTCAAGGGTGAACGTGTATCTCTAATGGTGTTTGAAGAAGCTGGTGAGTTCAAGGAACTCTTAAACGCTTACATGTCATCTAAGGCTTGTTTTATGGATGGTGATATTCAGTTTGGTGTTCCTGTTATTGGAGGTACTGGAGGGGATATTGAAGCAGCTTCTAAGGATTTTATGGAGATGTATTATAATGCTGATGCCTTCAATTTAATACCTATGTTTATTCCAGCGTCTAAGTGTTACCATGGGTTCTTTGATTTAAAGACTGGTATATCAGACGTTACAGGAGCTACTGACGCCCTTATGGAAAGAAGAGAACAGCTTCGTGCTGCAGGAAATCAAAAAGGTTTTAACTTAGAATTACAGAACTACCCCCTTTCTGTAGAGGAAGCCTTCCTGCAAACGAAGTCATCTAAGTTTAATATCGCAAATATAAACGCTCAAAGAAGTGCAATTCTTAGTGACGAAGCCCTTAAAGGGCAAATCCAAAGAGGTAGGTTGGAATGGAATGAGTACGGAGATGGCGTAGATTGGATATTAGACCCTGACGGACCTTATAAGATATTAGCACACCCAAAGACAGAACTTAAAGGTCTTGATATTGGTGGTATTGATAGTTATGACCAGGACGATTCGACAACTTCCTCTTTAGGGAGTGCTATTATATATAGGAGATTTTACAACATGGACCTCCCTGGAAACTACGTTATTGCTGACTATACGGAGAGACCTAAGACTGCGGAAGAGTTTTGGGATGGATGTCTTAAATTAGCAGTGTATTATAATGCATCTATGCTAGTGGAATACACTCGTATTGGTGTTATTGGTTATTTCCAAAGACAGGGAATGACAAAATACCTTAAAGAGAGGCCTGTTACAGCACACTCTCCTAAGACTAAGAACAAGAATAAGTACGGTATTCAAATGAATAAGCATACCAAGTCGGTTATGGAACAGTTCATGAATAAGTACATTGAAGAGAATTGTGAGGATATATGGTTCGTTGAACTACTTGACGAATTAGCTAATTATGGATTAAGAAATACTGACCGCGCTATTGCGTTTGGATTATGCTTAATTCACGATATTGACCTCTACAACAAACAAGTAAAACAAGAAGAAGCCGAAACAAAGAGTATCGGATTCGTATATTATAAACGAGTAAACGGAAGATTAATACCTTACAAACCATAACGATATGAGTGACTTTCCTAAACAATATATACCAGACAGTGAGAAAACTGAAGAGTGGTGTAAAAAAAATATAGATGCTATCGTTAATAGCTTGAATAGAGATTCCTCTAGTGATGGGGGTGTAAGTGAGTACGATAGAGATATCAGAAATTATAGATTGTATAACGGAGAGTTAGATGATGACGACTACTCTTATGTTACTGAGCAATATAAGCTCACATCTCCAGCTACAATGTCTAATCATCCTTTGATTAGGAGCAAGATTGACCACTTATGTAATGAGGATTTAAGTAGACCTTTAGATAAGAGTGTATTCGCTGTTAATATGGATGCTGCTATCAGGAAAGAGCAGTTTAAGGTGTCTTTAATTGCTAATGACTTACTAGCTGAAATCAACTCTCAAATGGAGAATACATTTGGTATGGAGTTGGAGATGGATAATAAGGAGTTTCCTATACCTGACGATATAGATAAGTTTATGCGTTATGAGTATAAAGAAGTTATTGAAGAGTCAATTAATGATGGATTAGACTACTTAGAGAAAGAGTTAGGGTTAAAGAAGAAATTCCAGGAAGGTCTTAGAGATATGCTTGTAACGTCTAAACAGTTCTACAAAGTATATATTAAGAATGGAGATCCTTACGCTAGAAAGATAGACCCTAGAACCTTTATATGTGATAGGTCTTTTGAGTCTGACTTTATAGATGATGCTCAATGGGCTGGTGAAGAAAGATGGTTATCTGTTAATGAGATTATCGACGAGTATAGGGATGAGCTTGATCCAGAGGATGTTAGAGAACTTGAAGAGATGAGAATCGCTACACCTGATAACATATCTAGATGGAATGGTGTTGTTGATTGGGTAAATATCGACGATAGTAGATCTGTTAAGGTTCGTGTGGTATCTGCTGAATGGAGATCTATCAAAGAAATTAGATTTAAGATATCAGAGAATAAGCATAACCCTAGCCAGCCATTTAGAAAGGTTATTGGAAGTAAATACAAAATCCGTAAAGGAGATAATATAGAAACTAAATGTGTAGATGATATCTGGGAGGGTACTCAGATTGGTGGTAAAATCTTAACTAGATGCCAAAGAAGACCTAATCAGGTGCGTTCTGTAGATAATGCAGGTTCAACACCGCTATCTTACACTGGAATAATCTACAACCTATCAACTGGTAAACCAACATCACTAGCTGATTTACTATCTCATATTCAGAAGTTACTGAATATCACTATGTTCCATATTGAGTTAGCAATGGCTCGCTCTGGAGGTAAAGCTGTTGTTTATGATGTGTCTCAGATGCCTACTAATATTGGTATGGATATGCAGGATGTTATGTACCACTTAAAGAATGATGGTATAATTCCTATTAACACCAGAGAAGAAGGTAACGACACGGCTGCATTTAATCAGTTCCAACAAGTAGACTTTACTTTATCATCTTCTGTTCAACAGTTAATGAACTTCAAATTAATGCTTGAGCAAACCGCAGCTCAAATATCTGGTATATCTGTACAGAGAGAAGGTGCTGTAGCTCAATACGAACACGTAGGAAATGTACAAAGGTCTGTAGCTCAGTCAGCTATATCTACAGGTGGTTGGATTTATGCACACACCGAAGTAAAGAGAAGAGTTCTTGAAAGGTTAGCTAATCTAATGAAATTAGCTTGGGCTGGAGGAAAGAAGGCTGCGTTCATCTTTGGAGACGCTGGATATAAGTTCTTAAACATCTTACCAGACGTAGCCTTAAACGACTACGGTATATTTATTGGGGATGCAGGTAAAGATGATGCTCTTAAACATCAAGTACAGCAATTATCTCATGCAGCTCTTCAATCAGGCTCTATCAATCTATTAGACACTCTTAAAGTCCTTAAAGCTGATACAATGACTGAAGCTCAGCATGTACTAGAACAAGGATTAGAAGCTATGCAAAAACAACAACAGCAACAACAACAAGCTGTAATGGAGCAACAACAAGCTGCTAACGCTGCTCAAAAAGAGAAAGCTGAGCTTGATATACAACTTAAGAAGATGGATGTCGACGCTAGAATTGCAGTTGCTAAGATTAACGCTGAAGCTAGAGTAGCTGCTCAAGAAGTTGCTTCTGACGCTACAAGAGATATAGATGA